ACTCAAGGAACTCAAGGAACTCAAGGAACTCAGGGAACACAAGGTACTCAAGGAACCCAAGGTACTCAGGGAAGTCAAGGATTTGGAACACAGGGTACTCAGGGAACTCAAGGAACTCAGGGAACTCAAGGAACTCAGGGAACTCAAGGAGCACCACCTACTATTACATGGACTCTAGGTAACACAGGTATTTATTTTGATACAGTCACTACTACAAGCAATGCAGTTGCAGATACAGGATTAAACAGTACCACCTATCCAACATTTATCATTCAAGGAGTTTCCAATGCATCTCCATCTACATTAGCCATTCAATCCTTATATCCATCTAATTCAACAAATTGGCATGTAGGGTTAACAGTTGTTTCAGTTCTTGGAGAAGAAACACCTGCAACAACGTTTACAGTCACATATTACACTCCCACCTAAAGAATAATGTATACTTCCTTCTCACCTCGTTTAACCACTGCATGTACACCTCCTGTGCGATATATTACAGGTGCTGTTGCAGGAAGTCAAGGAGATCAAGGACCTCAAGGATTCACAGGTTCGTCTGGGTTATCAGGATCTAGAGGATTCACAGGTGCTTCGGGAAGTACCGGAAATACTGGACTCACTGGAAATACAGGTACTTCACCAATTGGACGTCAAGGTCTACGTGGTCATACAGGAGATACAGGAGCAACGGGTCCAACTGGACGTACTGGACACACCGGACATACTGGATTTAATGGACCTGTAGTAACTACGGGAACTACAGGTCCAACTGGAGTAGGTCCAATTGGAAGAACAGGACTTCAAGGACCTTCTGCTGGAACTGGAGCTAGAGGTACACAAGGATCTACTGGACTCACAGGATTCACAGGTCCAACGGGTCGAACTGGACATACGGGTCTTACTGGACATATTGGAATCATTGGATTTACTGGACCTACTGGACATTCTCCTACAGGTGATTTAGGTCCACGAGGTCAACGAGGACTTCAAGGACATATAGGAGAAATGGGAGAGAATGGACCTGCTGGAATTCAAGGATCTATTGGAAGTCAAGGAATTTCAGGACTTCAAGGTCTAGCTGGAAGTCAAGGATCTATTGGAAGTCAAGGATCTATTGGAAGTCAGGGAACTCAAGGAACTCAAGGTTTTTCTGGAAGTCAAGGACCTGCTGGAAGTCAAGGATCTATTGGAATTCAGGGAACTCAAGGAAGTCAAGGTGTTTCTGGAAGTCAAGGAACTCAAGGAAGTCAAGGATTTTCTGGAAATCAAGGTGTTTCTGGAAATCAAGGAGTTTATGGAAGTCAAGGAGTTTCTGGAACTCAAGGAACTCAAGGAAGTCAAGGATTTTCTGGAAATCAAGGTGTTTCTGGAAATCAAGGAGTTTCTGGAACTCAAGGAAGTCAAGGAACTCAAGGAACTCAAGGAACTCAAGGATCTATTGGAAGTCAAGGATTTCAAGGAACTCGAGGAACTCAAGGAACTCAAGGAACTCGAGGAACTCAAGGATTCATAGGTCCAACCCAAATAGATATATCTTCTTTTAATACGCTTGTAAGTTGGACAACAGATGGTTCGCCTGAAAGTGGAAGTCATATTGTATCTGCTTCATCTTCAACTTTATCAACCATTCCAATATGGATTACAGGTGTAAAAGTAATTAGTTCAGATTGTAATCCTGTTATACAAACTGCATATGTTGGTCCTGTTGATGAAAGTGGTACTGAACGTTGGCATGTGTATGTAACTTTCTACTTTATTAGTGCAGGAACATCTCTAAGTGCAAATGTTTATTATTCTTTCAATGCTCCTCCAGATCCTAAGTAAAAATTGTTTATTCTTTCACTGTATAAACATAATGGACCATTATTTAACGATAGAACACTGGGCTTCAATTGTCAGAATGATGAAAGATTCCGAACGAGAGTTTGATATTCCGGCATACACGACTGAACAACTTGCTGGGGATATTCTGAGAGTTATTCGTACTACACGGTTTCGTCAAGGTGCTCTTTTCAAAGAACATCGTGGCGAAGAATATGAACAGTTTATTGAATCTTTGAACTCTAAGTATGACCCAGATGCAGTCAAACGTGCTGTAGACAACGATGAGTTCTGGGAATCCTGTTTTTCTCTACGTAATTAAGAATGGAAACCATTGCAACTGAATGGACTGAATGGGCAGTGCATAAAGTCATGTTTTGGGAAGAAGACCCAGTTCGCAAAGGTAAATTGGTGAGATATATCCACGATTTTCTGAGCAATGCCATGATTATGTTAATTGTGATTTCACATACATTGTATCCAGCATTTTGGTTACAAACGATTGTCTTATGTATTTGTGTAGTTGTATGGTTTCAACATTTACTTTGCAATGGATGTGTTATTTCCAAAGTGGAACAAAAATTGATTGGTGATACACGTAGTTTTGCAGCGCCGTTCCTAGAAGTATTTCACATTGAACCGACTAAAGAACTCGGTTCAGCCATGATCATCATGGGAAGCACGTTAGTCGTATTTTTCTTAGGACTTGAGTGGATTGCCCGTGTTCATCATAAATTGATTCCAGTGTTCTTGACACTCTTTGAACGTGTGAAACAAAATGGAATAATCTAAAGGGAAGGATAAGAGGTAATAACTATGGGTGATACAATTATTGGTGTTCAATTCGGAATTGCAAATCCAGAGGACATTGTTAAACGTTCTGTTGTTGAAGTCACTACAGATAAGACCTATCAAGGCAGTCAACCGATTCCAAATGGTGTCTTTGATGCACGATTTGGTGTGATCGAAAATGGCAAAGTCTGTCCTACCTGCAAACAGACCAATCAGTTCTGCCCAGGACATTTTGGACACATTCGTTTAGCACGCCCAGTCTACCTTTACCAGTTCTTTGATATGATTGAAAAACTTGCAAATGTCATCTGTCTCAACTGTTCTAAACCATTGGCAAGTCCAGATGAACTGACAAATTTGAAGTCGTCCGGTCTTGGAAGATTCAAGGAAGTCCGTGATCTACGTCCAAATCCACGACCGAAAGAACCTTACGAATGTCGTCATTGTCAGACACCTATCTTCAAGAAAGTTGCCAAAGTTCTTGGAAAAGCAGCAACCTTAGAAGGACATATCTATAATACGGATCCCGATACAGTTGTGGAACCCGTGACACTTCAGTGCGAAATGATTCTTCGCGCCTTTCAACGTATGACCGATGAGGATTGTCGTTTCATTGGTCTGAATCCTGAGTTTGCAAGACCTGAGTGGATGATTTGTACTGTTTTGGCAGTTCCACCTCTTGCAGTGCGTCCTTCCGTTGTGATGGACGATAATCAGCGAATGGAAGATGACTTGACTCATCAATTGATTTCCATCATTCGTTCCAACGAAAGTCTGCGTGACAAGATTGATAAGAATGAATCGGCAATCATGTTGGACAAGTACACTGCATCCTTACAATACAACGTTGCAACCTACGTAGACAATGACATCAAAGGTCTTGAACCTTCGGCACAACGCTCAGGACGTCCTTTGCGAACATTGAAGTCACGATTTGGTGCCAAGACAGGACGTGTTCGTGGAAACCTGATGGGAAAGCGTGTGGATTTCTCGGCACGTTCAGTCATTACACCCGATGCGAACATCGAACTGGATGAACTAGGTGTTCCTGAAGAAATTGCTATTAATTTGACATTTCCAGAAATTGTGAGTCCTTACAATCGTGAACGTCTCATGAGTTACATTCAAAATGGTCCAGACAAACATCCAGGTGCTAAGTCCGTGTATCTCAAAGCAGATGACCGAACACTCAGTTTACGCTATGTGAATCCAGACACCATTGACATTCGTGAAGGTGACGTAGTCCATCGTCATCTGATTCACGGAGACATTGTGTTGTTCAACCGTCAACCGTCTCTTCACAAGGCATCTATGATGGCACATCGTGTAGTTGTTCTACCCTATTCAACCTTTCGTTTGAACGTATCGGCAACACGTCCTTACAATGCTGATTTTGATGGTGATGAGATGAACATGCACGTTCCTCAAAGCATTGCATCCGCAACTGAACTCCGATACATTGCAAGTGTCCTTCGAAACATCGTGAGTCCAAGAACGAACAGTCCTATCATTCAGTTGTTTCAGGATACGATGACTGGTGCATATCGTATTAGTCAACCCAATGTTGAAGTCCCTGAACCCATCGCAATGAACATTCTTGCAAGAATCCGACTTCCCTTTTCACGAAAGAATCGTAAGTGGACTGGTTCTGAATTGATTTCAGCAGCGTTTCCAATGATGAACTACAAGGGTCGTATTACTCTGAAGAATGGACAACTCAATCCAGGAGACATCATACAAAAAGGTGCATTCAGTGGACTCTTGCATGTAGTCTACACTGACTTTGGTCCCGAACGATGTGGTCAGTTAATCAATGACATTCAATCCATTGTGACTCAATACAACTTGTATACGGGTTTCTCAGTTGGAACATCCGATTTGATTGCAAATCAAGTTACCTTAGACTTCGTTGCCGATCAACTTAAAACAGGTCGTGACCGTGTGTCTGTCATCTTATCCGATATGCATGCAGGTCAGTTTATGAACGTCTCCGGTCTTTCAGATGGAGAAGATTTGGAGGATAAGATTTCGTCTGCTTTGAAGGACGTTGCTGCCAATATCAATACCGAGGTGATCAAGAGTATGTCCAAGGACAATCGTATTGTTCAGATGGTTGACTCAGGATCCAAGGGAGGTGAGCATAACATTACTCAGATGGTTGCTCTGTTAGGACAGCAATTGATTGAAGGTAAACGAGTTCAGTATACGTTGCAAGATAGAACTCTTCCTCATTTCTCACGATACGATGACGGTGTTGAATCTCGTGGATTCGTTCAACATTCATTCGTAGATGGTCTGATGCCTGCTGAGTTCTTCTATCACGCTCAGGCAGGTCGTGAAGGATTGATTGATACCGCAGTCAAAACTTCAGATACAGGATACATTCAGCGTAGGTTGATGAAATCCATGGAAGATCAACACGTAGAACATGATGGAACTGTGAGAAATGTAACAGGTTCAGTGATTCAGTTCGTATACGGAGAAGACGGTATGGATACAGTTGCAGTTGAATCTCAAGAATGCAAGTTAGCGCTGATGACCTTGGAAAACATCTACCGAGACTATGCATTGACTCCAGACGATGTGAATCCATTTCTCAAAGAGAGTGTCACTGAAAGTCCAGATATGGTTGAAGAAATCATTGCGGATCGTGAACTTCTAGTTCGTTCAGTCTTCCGATACCGCAAGAATGATACAGTTCTTGCACCGGTTCATCTCAAGAGATTGATTACTAAATACGAAAACCCTTATTCAACGATGACGGATTTGACACCTGCCTATGTTATTGCAGGACTAAACCGAATCATAAAATCATTCCCACACAGTCGGGTCTTCCATGCATTGCTTCGATACTACTTGGCACCCAAGAAGAGTATTGTGGTCCATCGTTTCAGTGTGGCACTGTTTGATGAACTCTTGAAAGACATTCAATTTCGTTCCATCAAGAGTCAGGTTCATTCAGGTGAAATGGTAGGTGCATTAGCAGCACAATCCATTGGTGAACCTACTACACAGTTGACCTTGAATACCTTCCACTCTGCAGGAACAGTCAAGGCAAACGCTACTTCAGGTGTTCCACGTATTGAAGAGTTGTTATCAGCATCAGCAAATCCTAAGAAACCAGGCAATACAGTCTACTTACTTCCACACATTTCTACTGATCAAGATGCGACAATTTCCAAGATGAAGGAGATTCAGCGTACAACCTTGCGAGACATTACCAAATCTGTGAGAATCTACTACGATCCTCCATCATCAGGAACAGCAGTTGAAGAAGACGCTGAGATTCTAGCGTTGTATCGGGAATTTACGATTATGAATGAAGCGTCTTGTGCATCACCTTGGGTCATGCGTCTAGAACTAAATGATGCAGAACAGGCAGCACGTAACATCATTGACTTGACAGAAGTAGTTGCTAAGATTCGTAACTCAGGATTGAAGATCTTGGAATGTATGCATTCGGACGCTTCTGCGAAGAAAATCATCTTGCGAATGACCTTTGACACAAATACCATCAAGAACCCAACTCAACTGAGGTTCCTTGAGGAAAAGGTATTGGATACTGTATTGACTGGTGTGGATGGAGTGGGTGGAGTTCATTTGCGAAAGGTGAAGAATGAAATGATCTACGATGAAAAAGTTGCCGGATACACACAGAAAGAGCAATATGTTCTAGATGTGGACGGAACCAATTTGTATCAACTCATGGTGTTTCCAGGTGCAGATGGAACACGTACGTTCTCAAACGACATTCATGAAATCAATGATGTATTTGGTATTGAAGCAGCACGCTTGGCAATCTTTGAGGAGTTTTCAGAGGTCTTCGTCTCAGAAAAGGTGAATTACCACCATCTGAGTGTATTGGTGGACAGCATGACCTTCTCAGGACGAATTGTAGCGGTTAACCGATTCGGTATGAACAAGAATGAAACTGGAGTTCTGGCGCGATCTTCATTTGAAGAGACGAGCAAGAATATGTTCAATGCTGCAATGGGAGGTGAATATGATACGATGAGAGGTGTATCTGCTAACATCATGTTCGGACAGAAACCACCCTGTGGAACAGGATTTGTGGATATCTTGGTAGATGAATCACGTCTACCGGATGGGCCCGATGAAGAACCTGAAGACACAACCTTGCAAGATGTCAATAAACGATTGAGCGCGTTGCCTGAAACAGAGTGTCGTCTAGAAGACATCTTGATGGACTGGTAAGTTTTAAAGTCTTGAAAGAAAGTAATGGATGGGGAAGAATCAGATATTGATGACGGATATCTAGCAGGTGACGAAATAGATGAGATAGACGTTGGAGAACAGGCTAAAGTTTATGATGAAGAAGAAGAAGATCAAACTAATAGTCAAATTTTACCATCTGAAACTGGAGAAATAGATTTCAACTTCAATCAAGAACTACCTACAATACCAGAGGACATTGAAGAAGACCAACTTGAAGAAGAACTTGAAACTTCTGTTGATGAAAAACTACCATCAGCTTCTAAAGAAGCAACTAAATTAGTTGGAGAAATTGAAGGAAAACGAGCTAGAAGACCTTCATCTAAAATTGTTGAAATTGAAGAAACTAAACAACAAATTGAATATGAAAAAGCAAATCCAATTCCAACCACTAAGAAACCTAAACCTAAACCAAAATTTGTAGATGGGTATGCATCTGATTTTCATCAGTCTGTTGCTACAGCTGCAAGTGAAATAATACAAAAGGATATACGTCTTGAATCCTATAGCGCTACTAGTCAAGCAAAAAAGATATACGGATCAGATTTTGCTATTCTAACAGCTTCTACTGCTACATGTGCTTTATGTGGATGTATGTTCAAAGATAGAATTTCTTATTCACATAATAGCATATTTTATCAAAAAAATCCAGAAAGACTTACTATAACTTATGATCATTTTGCTCCAGTTAATTTTTCTGCTTTAGTATTTCGTATTCCAGTTGCTGCAGGTGTATATACTCCTGAAGAAATGAACCTTTTTAGACTTAATGGTCATATGACGTGTTATCATTGTAACTATGTAAAATCACAACGAATGTTTATAACTTGCCCAAAGGAAGGAGGAGTTGTAGACTTCAACAAATTTCAACCTAATGATAAAAATATTAGAAAGTTCTTTCAAGATTTAGTGAATAGTGAAAATGTACATGGACTTGCAAAAGATGGTAGTAAAACATTAGACAAATGTTTAAAGGGTCAACGTGATGCATGGATAGAAAAACGAGTAAGCGTTATAAAAGCTAAAGCTCAAGCACTTTGCAATCAAATCAAACAATCCGTTAATCTAGAAAATGTCAAGAAACGAATTCAAATGACAAAAATCATTATACGAAAGGCGCTAAAGGAACTTTCAGAAGACGCTAAATTTAATGCTTTAAGTCCAAAAAATCAATACAGATACAAGCGAGAATATATCTCTAGATTATTTGGTGAATTAGAACTTACATTTACAATGCCTTGGAATTTAGTTGTCCCTCCTCAACAACAAGAAATAACTCAAGAACGAGGAAGAACTCAAGAACGAAAACTAAATAAGGAACGAGGAACATCAAGTTCACGACAACGTATTCGTCAATCAGATCCTCGTAGTCCTAAACAAGAAGGTTCACGTCGTAAACTCAAGAAGAAGAACAAACGTAAGACCTACAGACGAAAACGATTATTCTAAAAAAGTTTTGGAAGACGAAGACGACGACCTCCGAACATTGTAGTAGGAGTGGAAGGCGTGTTCAAGACCAATGCATAGAATGGATAGTAGAATGAAGCAAAGAAGAAGTCCAGGATCGCCCAACCGATCGACCCGTACTTCGCATACGATAAACTTGCAGCACCCAAATGCCAGACAATTCCTAGAATGATTCCAAATACAAGGGAGATAATTGCAAATGCACCCATTGCACCATTTCCTTCCTTGGTCTCCTTGTCAGGCGTTTCTTTACTTTCAGGCATCGGCGGTGGTCCAGGAGGTGAGGAAGGCATCTTTAGTAAATAATCAGGAAACAAAGTAATGGTTAACTTGACTCATGCAGAGTTGGCAGAAATTACAACTCAATCATTGCCTGTTGCAAGTTTAGAAGCACTTGAGACTTTACGAAGAGAGATGTGTACTGCGTCATTTGCTCTCCAACCTCAACAGAAGTTTTTACGTAGAGTGTTGTCTCCCGATTCACCCACGCGAAATTTATTGATGGTGCATGGCACAGGTGTAGGCAAAACGTGTTCTGCGATTCAAGTTGCGGAAGAGTATATCCTACGTCCTGAATTTCAAGATAAGAAGGTGATGGTGGTGGCATCCCGTGCAGTTCAAGAGAACTTCAGAACACAGATCTTTGATATGTCACGTGTTAACTTAGATACCGTCAGCAATACACTCAGTTCAAAACAATGCACAGGGCGTAGGTATCTAGATATGTTGTTACGAATTGAATCGGAACCCAAAAACTGGGCAAATCCTGAAATTGTATCACGATTGGAAACAACTTCTGATCGAATCATTGATGAATTCTACGAGTTTACTGCCTATGCATCGTTTGGAATTCGTTTACTTGAAAAACTAAGTGGAACCGAAAAGGACATTGACACTGCGTGGATCCACGAAAACTTTGACAATCGTCTTTTGATTATTGATGAAGCGCACAACATTCGTTCCGAAGAAACACAAATTGCATTAGGTCTTGAAAAGTTGGTCAAAGTAGCGGATGGACTTGTTGTGGTTTTATTGACTGCTACACCGATGTTTGACAGTTATGAAGAGATCCTCTTTTATATGAATCTCTTTTTATGGAATGATCGCAAACAACCTTTCAAAACAACATTGAAGACTTCGGATTTTTTCACTGCGGACGCTGAACTCAAAGTTGAATCGGAAGGGTTGTTTCGTCAATGGTGTCAAGATTACGTATCTTATGTACGAGGTGAAAGTCCATTCACGTTTCCGTTCCGTTTACCTCCACCTGTGATTGCTTCTCCAACTGCTCTAGTAAAAGGATTCAATGGAACTACAATAACAGACCAAGATCGTATCAAGTATTTAACGTTAGTTGAATCTCAAGCAACTGGATTTCAACAAGAAGTGCTTCGTTCATCTAAACATGAAGATGACGATACGAAACGTCAAGCAATGATTGCGCCTACCATAACGGTCTTTCCAAAGAATAAGAGATTCAAGGAAGTGTTTAATCAAACTAAAAACCAATATTCCTATGTAGACACACCTTTTTTGACACCCGCACTGTTACCTGAATACGCCTCTAAATTTGTCACGGTCTTGAAATCCATTGAGAAATCTAGTGGAGTTTGTTTGGTGTATTCAAATTATGTTGAACGTGGAGCATTGCCATTTGCAATGGCATTGGAAGAACATGGATACGCTCCTCATTCGGGAAATACATTGCTTGTAAAATCTAGTTATACAGGAACTCCAAAAGGCAAATACATTTTACTTTCATCCACTGCATCGGACGCTGAAATCTCAGCAATGTTATCCGTTGTTAAGAATCGTTCTAACGTTTCTGGAAAGAACATCAAAATTGTAGTGACCAGTCCTTTAGCAGCAGAAGGTATTGACTTTCGGTTCATTCGTCAAGTTCACATTTTAGATCCGTGGTGGAATATGAGTCGAATTGAGCAAGTTGTTGGACGTGCCTTACGAACCTGTAGTCATCAAGATTTAGTTACCAAAGAACAAAATTGTACAGTATATCTTCACATTATTCGCACAGATGACACACAAGAAACATTTGACGAATACACCTATCGAACTAAAGTTGAAGTGAAAGGAATACGAATTGCTAAAGTTCGTAAACTCATTGCTGAATCCGCAATGGATTGTCCTATGCAATTAGCGCTTCCTTCTGATTGGAAAGAATTAGTGGTTCCTCAAATTCGCGACGAAGGTCACCAAGAAGTTTCATATCCACTCAAGGGAATGTTGGCACCTACGTTTGATGAATCTCCTGAAGTTGAGCAATGTAAAATTACACCCAGTGTTCCAGACCCAGATCATGTTCGTCCTCTTTCAAGTTATCTAGATTCACGGGATGAGATTCTTGCAAAGGTTGGAAAGTTGTTTATTGATAAATCCATTTGGGATCGTGAACAGTTATTTACAGCGTTACGTCCATTTAGTCGTGAGGTGGTGATCTACATATTACAACAAGCCATCTCAAGTTCGTTCCGATTTGCAGATTCCTTCGGTCGCCCAAGTGTTCTTGAATCCAAAGGAGATTTGTATGCATTGGCACCCTTAGATGTACCGAACCGAACACTCATTGAACGAACCACTCAACCTTCAAAGACGTTTGAATTGATTTTACCTTTGGCTCCACCCGTTGAAGAAAAACCTGAACTTCAACCCGATGCACTGGATACTAAACGAGATGCATTCAAATTTCCTGGAAATTCCGAGACACGATTTTCAAAGGAAGTCAGGAATGGGTATATCTTTGACCATGTCTTTACACCTGCAGAGAAGAAGGAGTATATAAAAATAAATACAGACTTACCGTTTTCTGACCGTCTGAAGATTCCTGACACTGATATTTGGGTCACTGGAGACGATATGGAGTTAGTCGGTGAAGACTTAACCCGATACAATGAATGGAAGGAAGCGTTAGTCAGTCGCTATGTGAAAGACAAGACTAAACTCATTGCCTCTATGGCTCCTAATGGATTGTTTACATTGACTCCATCGGAAGATAAAGAAGACATTCCAGTTCGGACAAGTAATAGTCTAGTTGTATGCAAAACAGGGAAGAATTCAATTGGACGTATGAAGGAAGTTGCAAGGTTTTTAGATATCAATGGAGTTGGAGTTCCAAATGAACTGACAGGTGATAACTTTTGCACATATGCTGAACTTCTTTCACGTGAACAGCATCACTGTGCATGGTATACTCCTGAAGAAATCAAGGTCTTGAACTTACCTGACGTTAAAAAGAATCTTAAACGTTCGTTGGCATAAAACGAAAAGTCTCCAGACTAGAATCAAGAAGGCATAATGGAGACACTTTATGAACGTCGGGAATTGAATCGTTCAGTTCACATTCATGCCAGATTCCTTCAACGTAATATTCATGCAAGTTTAGTAGACCAATTACGTCACAAATATGAAGGTGTCTGTCTTTCTGAAGGGTATGTTCAACCACGTAGTATAACTATTGCGGATTACTCATTGGGTCGCACGAACATTCTGAAAGGCGGATTAGATTACAGTGTTAAGTTCCAAGCAGATGTATGTCTTCCTCATATTGGACAAGTGTTTCGTGCTCCAGTTGTCTTAAAGAGCAAGATTGGTCTTCATGCTGAGACCTCACCTATCAAAGTATTACTTCCTCGTGATCTGCACATCGGAAATCCAGACTTTGATGGCGCTGAAGTTGGACAAACTATTGAATTTGATGTCGTTGGAACTCGGTTTCAACAAGGAGATAAAACAATTATCGTTCTTGGAAAACTACGAGAAGTCATTCGTCCAGCAATTCAAACTGAGACTGCAGAACAAGAGACACAACAGGTCATTGCTGCTCCTGTGTCCAAAGAAGATTCAAATCAACGTATAGTCACTGTAGACGTTGAAAAAACCAAACCTTCAGGTGAATCGCGTAGGAAGAAGTTGATTCGTACTGTTGCGCCAAATACAAATGAATCGAAGCAGGAAGGAAAAAGTGAAGGAACAACTTGAACTTCTGGATGCAAACGAACACGCACAAATTTTTAAGATTATCAACCAATATACTACCACTTTTACAAAAACACAAACCGGTGTACTCGTATCGTCAGATGTTCTTCCCGATGCATGTATTGTTGAGATTGAAAAGATGATTGCTTTTTACATCGATCAACACAAGAGGATGGAATCAGACGCAATTGAACGTAAGGCATATGAAACCCGGTAACCTAAGCAACGTAGCGCAGAGGAAGCGCGATTGGCTCATAACCAGTAGGTCGGTTGATCGAAACAACCCGTTGCTATTCTGCCAAGTCCTTTATACAGAGGCCTTGTCAAAATGGACATAAATCATTCACTCTTAAAGATAAGGCAAATGGAGTCTATTATTCCTCCAAACGCACGAAACACTCTGAAAGAGTTTGCTTCGTTTGTGAAAAAGGATACACATGCAGAACTTGAATGCAAGATTCTTCCTACAAAAATTCACACAAAAGATGTTGCGGATCGTATTATTGCATCCATTCAATTGTATTCACGTGGACCCCCAGTTGAAGAGCATCGCGCTACCTTTTCATACCCAGATGATCTGAGAGTTGTAGTGGTTGGAGCAGAGAACATTCACAAGGTATGTACAACGGGTAGTTTTAGAGGAGTTCCTCTTGTAGTTGAGCGAAAACGTCGTTACTTTGAAGTCGTCTCTGCAATTACAGGAAAATCGGATATGATTGATTTACCCGATGGTTCCATTCGGTTCACATTGCGTCATGAAGAGTCTCTTCGTAAGGACTTTTCAGGAGCGCCAATGGATTCAGCGTCACACATTCGTATTCTTCATCGTAAGTCCTGGACAAGTATTGATGGTCTGGTTCGCTATGACTTTTCACAAAGCAAATCCAAGACTAAAGAGACTAAGACATTCAGCGATATCTTGAAACAGACACCCAATTATGAACTTGAATTGGAAGTCTTGGACCGCACAAAGACACCTGATGCAGTGGTGAATTCAATGATTAAACACATTACACCCATTCTTGCGGCGTTTCAAGGGTCACCCTTTCTACTGACCAACTCAGAGATGGAAAGTTACAAGATGGAGTTTTCAAATCTGAAACTTCCCTTCTTGAGTCCTGTAACATTAGAACGTCAACATCTTCAAACTGATCGCGCAAACAATATTCTATCGGGATATACGGTTACAAACAAGGCAGACGGTGAACGGTGTTTCTTAGTTGTGATGCGTGATTTACGTGTGATGCGAATCACACCAAGTTTAATTGTTACCTGGACAGGGTTGACTGCCAAAGACAAAATTCATATGAACGATGTGATTGACGGTGAATATCTTGCAGACCGAAATACGTTCTTCATCTTTGATGTCTACAAGTTCAGAGGATCCGATGTACGTCGTCTTCCTTTGCTACGAGAGGATGGACCTTCTCGTCTAGGACACGCTCGTGAATTTGTAAGTCAACTATCGACTGACTTCATAGCACTACCCACTCAAAAACCCTTTCGTATTGAAACTAAACTCTTCCTTTCAGGTGAAGGACCTGAAATGGAAAAGGCAATTCAAACCATTTTGGATACTAAATTTGAATACCCAATTGATGGACTTGTCTTTACTCCCAAAACGATGTCAGTTCCAAGTCCAAAAGGAAATACATGGTCTAGTGTCTACAAATGGAAACCTGCTTCGCATAACAGTATTGATTTCCTTGTCAAGTTCAAACCGGGTGAGAGTTTTGACACTGTTTTGGAGAAACGTGTACTCAAAGGAACCTTGTATGTCTCAAGAGGTTCAGATGTAGTCATTTATCCTTGTGAGACTATGACGGGCGAATATGTTCCTCCTGAACTTCCTGCCGAATATCGTGGTCAAACTCGTATTCCTTCACCCTTTCAACCTATGGTTCCTAAAGCACCAGATGCACACATCATTTCACTTCCTCTGAATGAAAAAGGAGTTCCAGTAGATCAAGAAGGTAACCGAATTGAAGACAATACAATCATTGAGTGTGCATACGATACAGACAAGGATCGTTGGGTCATTATGCGAACTCGTTATGATAAGACCTATCAATATAGAGTGTTGGGTAAACCACAATTTGGAAATGATATTGCTGTTGCCGATTCCATTTGGACAAACATTCATGTTCCGATCACTGACGAGATGATACGTACACTTGTGACCAGTCCACCGGATACAACCTTTGAAGATGATCTCTATTATAGAGACACATTAGAGTCACGAGACCGTATTCTCAAAGATGTCTATGGATTTCACAACCGTATCAAGGAAGCACTGTATACATCCACTATCAAACCTGGTGATTCCTTGCTTGAACTTGCAGTAGGTCGTGCAGGAGACTTACTGAAATGGAAACGTTCTAAACCTTCCTTAGTCGTAGGGATTGATTCATCATTCTCAAATCTAATGTCTCCACGCCAAGGAGCGTGTGTTCGGTATGTGAAAGAAAACATGAAACATCCATTACCACCTGTTCTGTTCTTTCAAGGAGACATGACTCAACCACTGTTTCAAGGAGACAATGTCTATGCAAACATTGTTGCAGGAACTCAACCACCCACAACTCCTTATTTAAGACAGTTTGCAGGACATACTGAATTTGATGCTATTTCGTGTCAGTTTGCAATTCATTATGCGTGCGAATCCGAAGATACATTCAAAACCTTTGCAACCAATCTTGAGACTCACGGTAAGCGTAGTTTCTTCGGAACCTGTTTGGATGGAGCGTCTGTCTACGCATTGTTATTGGGAAAACAGAGTCATATGTTCCGTGTAGGTCGAAAAGTGTTTGGAGAGTTTGTTAAGCAATATGATGATGGAGTTGGATGGACTGAAGAGTTTGGACAAGCAATTTCAGTCCACTTAGAAAGTTTTGAACAACCTCAAAAGGAATACTTGGTCCCTTTTGCAAAACTCACTCAACGATTGGAAGAAGCAGGATATGAATTAGTTGAGACGAAACTGTTCTCGGATCATTATGCAGAACAAAATCAAGTTCTGTTCTCACAAGAACATCAAGCATTCAGTTTCCTACATCGTAGTTTCGTATTCAAGAAGTCCGATAAACCGAAAGTCACTGAAAAGCAGGAAGTGACTGTTCCAGTGATTGAGGAATCCAAGGAAGAGTCCAAGGAGGAATCCAAGGAGGAATCCAAAGATGAACGAAGTGAACCCGACACTACAACACCTGCAAAGAAACCGGTTAAGAAACGAATTATTAAAAAGGCGGAACCTGGTAGTGAACCAGTGTTGTTCTTAGGTGCAGATGAAGGGAAGGGTGAATGGAGAATTCTGTCAAATATGTATGAAGCGCCCTTTCAGATTGATTCAATTACATTCCCAACCGTTGAACATTACTTTCAATGGTCCAAAGCGAAGGCGTTTGGTGATGGTGCGACTGCAGACAAGATCTTGAAAACACCGTCCCCTAAAGCAGTCAAAGCATTGGGTAAGAAAGTCAAGGATTTCGTAGAAGAAGAATGGACTGCAAAGAAAGATGGAATTATGCGAATGGCCCTCAAAGCAAAGTTCATTCAACATCCGGATCTAAAAACTAAACTTCTAGAGACTGGAACACGTCCAATAGGTGAAGCGTCTGCACGTGATAAGTATTGGGGTATTGGAACTTCAGCAGATACTGCTAAAGCAAATGACCCTTCCAAATGGCCTGGAAAGAATGTCACTGGAAAACTCCTGATGGAACTGCGAACGGAATTTAAGGAGTAAATCCACATAGAGAAGTATGAAGTATCCAAATATCCTCTTCTTTCGAGATGAATCGTATGCAGCAATTGATACCTTTTTATCTGCAAACGAGGATAAACTCAACTGTACAATCAATCCAACTTCAGATCCTAATGAAGTATTGAAACTTTTTGATTCCAATTATCATTTGATTGTGACCTATGGTAAGTCTGAAACCGAGTATTATGGACGTATGGGAAATATTGTGAACAGAATGCGTCTACGATGGCTTCACTTTTACGAAAACATCAAGGATTTGGATGCATTCAATCGCGGTGTGAATTTCTGCTACATTCACAACTGTTTGCTTCCACACTCAATGACTCGTCCTGTTTTTTCAATCTTCACAACTTGCTACAATTCGTATGCAAAATTCCATCGTCCTTACAATAGTTTGAAGGCACAATCACTTCAAGATTGGGAATGGGTAGTGATTGATGACTCACCGGATGATAAACACTTTGAGTTTCTTAGAACCCTTGCAAAGGCGGATCCACGTATTCGTCTCTATCGTAGATCTGAAAATAGTGGTAACATTGGCAATGTGAAGAATGAAGCAGCGTCTCTTTGCAGAGGTAAATACATTCTTGAATTAGATCACGATGATGAGATTCTTTCAGACTGTCTTTCAGATGCAGAAAAGGTCTTTGAAAAGGATTCAGAAGTAGGATTTGTCTACATGGATACTGCACATTTGTATGAGAATGGAAATACTCATTCCTACGGTGATCATTTTGGACTAGGATATGCAGGATACTACTGTCAGAAACACAATGGAACCTGGGTAAATGTGATTTCAACCCCCAATATCAATAACTATACACTCTCACACATTGTAGGTGTTCCAAATCATCCTCGTATTTGGAGAAGAACAACCTTGCATGAACTTGGAAACTATTCTGAGTTTCTTCCAATCTGTGATGATCAGGAATTACTTCTACGAACTGCAGTGAAGACCAAAATGGCGCGTGTTCACAAGTTAGCATACATTCAGTACATGAACGACGGATGGAATAACTTTTCACTCATTCGAAATTCAGAAATCAATCGTCTTGGTCCTCAGTTTATTGTTCCACAGGCGTATATAGAATACAAGATTGATGACGCTATGCGAAAAAGGAATGCATTTGAAGAACCTACACCCAATTGGTGGGCACTTCCGATGTGGAAACGTGAGAACTTCACAAATAAATACTGTAATTCATTGATTAACTTGAATTTTAAGAAACAGTATTGTATTTTGGGGTATAAGTGTTTGATGGAATGTATTGAGTCCATTCGTGAACTCTATGCAAACCCTGAGAATGACTTTTTAGTGTTGGAAAATTCAATGTCCAAAGAAGACTTATGTAGAATCTTGGATTCACTCAAATTAAGTCGTATGAGATGTTATGCTTTGTCAGATTGTACATGGGAACAGTTGCGTGCCTACTTCTTCTTAGTCTACAAGAGCACAGATGACTATGAAGTTTGGACCTCTACTGAGTCTGTCTGTAATACTCTGCATACGACAGTGACGGTACCTGTGGTTGATCCTGAGGAGCAAGACCAGGAACAAATCGTTGAGACAACTTTGTCCCAACAATCTGAGTTGCTTGTTCAGGAGTGATTTCACCTTTCTCAATCTTTCGCTTGAGTGAAAGCATTTCAAAAAAGGTTTGGTCTAACCGATCTTCTGCATGCATTTGAAAAAGAGAAGGATAGTTGAAATACAAAATCTTATTTTCATCTTGAAGTTTCTCTTCATACTCTATTTTGTTGGATTTGAGATGAGACCATTTTTCTTTAGATCCATCCATTGTACGCACCAACGCTTGAATTTGCGTAGCACTCAAGTCTTCATCGTTAATTCCACGTCTTCCTGCTTCCACTTCTTGAGGAGTAAGTTCTCGGGTTGTATTGGGCATACTTATACTTTCAGAAGTGTCTTTAATTGGGAGACTAACGCTGCACATTCATCATGTGTTGTCATTCCTGTAAGAATAATTTGACCTGTTCGAAATACTTTAGCAATCCATTTAGTTCCTGAAAAGTAGATCTTCACTGCAGGATAGACTGCAGGTTCGTAAATGGTTGTTACACCTTGACTTCTTAATGAAGCGTACAATGCATCTCTTGAAAGATTTGTAGTCTCTGCTAATTTAGTCTTGTAGTTCATGAGAACTACACGACGTGAATCTGTCCATTCACCTGAAAGAATGGATTCTGAACAATGTTCCATGATTTGACTTCGTAACTTCGTAGTGACATCACGGTCATACATTTCATCCAATACACCTGTGATATGAAAGACCCCATTTTGAAAGATTTTGACTGTGATTTCTTTGCGAGGGAACTTACCATCTCCATCTGACATGAGAACAACGGTAATTGAATTATGTCCAAATCCAGTTGTACGCTTGGGAGGTGTAGTTTTAGTTCTTCGTTTAATAAGATCGCGTTTAGATGAACCACGTTTAACAACTCCTTGTTTTTCCACCTTGATCACTGAGTCTGTTAGTGGAAGTGTGTGTGCCAGTACATCCGTATTGAGTCGTACTCCCATTGTGTAGAGAACGACCATTGTTGTCAGTGTTGGTGAGTCCATTGTACTGTGGGTCTGTATACACGCAATCAATTTCATTTTTCCAAGCTTGAGAGAATGCTAGAGGAAACTGAGAGACAACAATACACTTAAACTTACGAATTGCTTTTCTCAAAACAACTTCTTCATGTGGAGTCAACATCCATCCATCTAAATACCCAAACCAAAGTATGCCTTCTGTCTGATGTGCTACTAAATCTAAGACAGTCTCCATCCATTGATCTAACGGAACAATGGACAAATCAAAACAACCAGTAGGTTTGGAAATTTTATAAGTATATACGGTCAACATGATTACAAAAAGAGACAGATGTTTAAGCGTTACGATCTGCCGTATGAGGCCAGTTAATTGTACTCTTCAATGCAGAGGATTGAGCAACTGTAAGACGGCAATTGCATCCATCTGCAAGTAGAACCTTCTTGCAGTTAGGGCAACAGTTGCTAGTGTATCCATTTCCATACATCTGACGTGCTGCCTGAATCTTAGACAATTCAGCGTCGGCACTAAGTTTATCGTTTATTTCGGGGAGTTGAGTTGAAGATAAGCAAGGCATCGTATTTGTGATCTGTGACGCCTTAGCATTTCTACGAGACTCAGATTGCGCTACCGCTTGACCTGCTGTAAATTCTACGTACATCGGTGCATCTTGAACAGTATGTCCGCCTCCATGAAGATATCTTGCAGGACTGCGGGTAGAAGGAGCGTTCAATACAAGTGCGCATGCAGTGGAAGCCACACGTGTTTCCAAGTTACCAGAGGCAGCAAGACGTCTGACTATCTCTGTTTGATGACCTGCATCACGATGAGGTCGTGTATCTGTAATGGTCACCATTCGTTGTTTCATGCGTCCAAGGTATTCACTATAGGAGGACATTTACTCTTATCTTCTAGGTAAAAAAAGAATGGAGGGCGTGAAACTTCGGATCCGAATTCCTAAACTATGGTTGTGTCCAGAAGACACATGCTCTGAGTTTTCGAAGAATGAATCGTATTGTGACAAGTGTTTATACACCCGGATGGGTAAACATGTGCCTACGACAGCATTCGCGAGTAAGATTCAAATCGTTCATCGCCCTACCTTCGGCAGTGACGGTAGTCGTCTTCGAAAGGTATACTAATTCATCTTTTTCAGAACGTCCATCTTGTTTACGATATTTGGCAACGAGAGCAAGAAACGTCTTCCATTTACCAGCGATAGGGAGATTGCATGTATAACATTTAATCGGTATTGGGAAATCCATTGTGCCTCTCTTGTCTTGACTCCCTAGTTTCCGTTTTTCTTATCTGCCCGAAGAACAATGAAGTTTCCCAAACAGTGGCTCCTAATTCTCTTGGTAATTGCAATCATCTTGGCGTTTGCCTATGTCACGTTTGTTCCTAACCGTCTTCAGCAAAAAATTGACTCAGACGTGGCAAAGGTGAGCGCTCGTTTCACTCCCTCTGAATCCATTGATTTATCCATGGCGATGAAGATCCTGACCCACGACCCTCCTCAAATGTTGAATCCTCCTGAACAAGGTCCTCCTTTGCTGTTATTTCCACCCTCTGCCGAAGATTTGGCAAAACTTTCAGGCGAATAAGCAATGAGTACATTTAAAAAGTGGTTATTGAGTATTATTGTAGTGATTGCGTTAATTCATACCATCGGTGGTGGATTTGCTAACATGTTTGGACCGATTCTGTATCCATTTACTGCTGCCCACGGATGGAATGAAGGATTAATTTTTATGATTTTAGCACTTGTAGTAGCGATCGCAGTCAAGTAATCACCAAATGGTTTCCATCTCTTGAACACTCCAGAATTCGGAGGTATTGTTCGGGAGTTGTCGTCGAATAATATACGGTAACTTTCTCTCAGCAATTTCCATCTTAGCAACCGTCCACAGAAACATGGGGTCAGATGTTTTGAGTCCTTTTAGATCCACCAAGGGTTTAGCGCCCTCTGCGAGTTGTTGCGCTCGTGTAGCAATCAAGGTTGTGTATTCATACTTGGTGAAATACGGACGTGTAATTCTTGTTTGTTTTCCCATTTCCAACACTTCATTTCGGAAGACCGGTTTAACTTCAGGGTGTAGCTCCATACTTACCTCTTGCGTTGAACTTCTTTTATCCGTTTTACATCGCACAGCTTCTTCTATTCTCACGAATACATAAATGCCTATCATCCCAACTCAACCTTCAGACTTAACTCGTCTTGCTCGTGTTTCAGCAACGTTCACATCGGATCCCGAGAAAAAGTCCAGAACCTTCGTGGCTCCATTGAAATCCGACATTGGAACTCTTGCAAAGGCAGAGTTTTTTGGACGAGGTAGTGTTCTTGCTACACCTAGATGGACATCACCTGCTTTTGTAGGCGGACGTATTTTCCGTCTCTAATCACAAATGCCGACTCTCTCTGCATCCGACTATACGAATTTCATTAAAGTTCAGGCTGCCGCACAGTCCTATCGCAACGGTGCAATTCCTAAGAAGATTCAAACAAGTGATCAAATTGTTCCTCTTCAATCCATCTTGAATGCTCAGTTACTTGCAAGTCAGGCATCCTATGTAGCTGCGTCTCCTGATACAGTGAGAACTAGGTTACCTAATATCACAGAAGCGTCTACGACAACTGTTACAGCTGCACGAACGAATATTTTATCAGGAGCTGTAGCAGATGGTACTAAGATTACATATACAAGTTCAGTCCCTCATGGACTTGTCGCTGGAACTACTATTACTGTTACCGGATTTTCAGTGTTAACAGCTGCAAACGTTACATCTACAGCAGTTACAACTATAGAAAGTCCTACATCATTTACAATTACAAATGCTGCTTCAGCAGCAACTGCAACAGGAACAGGAAGTATCACTGGATATGTTTATTACACTACTTCTGTACCACATGGTCTTACTGCAGGTCAGACTGGTGTAAGTATAACTGGAATAACAACTTTTACTGCATCATCTCGCACTGTTCAAAATGTTGGAAGTTCAACAACCTTTGCATTATCAAGTTCAACTACTGGTTCTGCAGTTACTGGTCAAAGTGGAAGTATTACTGGATATGTATATTATACTACGGAAACTGCACATAACCTTGTAGCAAATCGTTTAAATTCAACCTATTCTATTACTGGACTCACTACAACCACTGCATATAATCTTTCTGGATTTACTATTCCAGTAGTTACTGATTCAACAAGATTTAGAGTCACAAATTCTGCAACAGGGACTGCAATTACAGGACAATCCGGTTATTTTGAACAGACAGACATCTTAGTGTATCGAACTGTCATCTCTGCAAACGCTCGTGTTCGTCCATACGATGGAGTTGGATATGTCAATCAACCTAAAAATTTGTCCACTGTTTCTCAATCTGGAACTTTGAGTTCGGCAAAGACTCAGCAAGTAGGTGGTCTACCGTTGACTGCTGCATTAGGATCGGGTGTCTATTCTCCAACACCTCAATTGGCTCGCGTGAACACTAGAGCAACTGGCGCTTACAAATCAGTTCGTCAACCAGTTTAAGGTCACGTCCCCAAAGGGGTCTACGGACCCCGTGCCGATTGTTTCCATGTAGCGTCACACACTGCACACTGATACATCCAAACTACATTTTTGGCGTCCAACTTGATGCCTACAATGTTAGACTCTTTGCCTTTTGTAGTGCAAGTCATATTAGGACACTTCATATTTGTAAATCTTGGAAGCGTTGGATCATGCTTCAGATACGGATTAATGGAGAACTGAATTGAGGTATCTTGCATTAAATCGTGGTCATAAACCACTGGATTTTCTGCTGTTATAGGTTCTTCATAAGGACATTGACGACATTTGAGAAACGCTGACCCATCTCGCTCTTCAATATTGTAAAGCATATTATCACACTGTTTACAGAACTTCATACTGTGATTAGGTTTCCTTATTCTAAGTCTTTCCATTTTTTCCCAGTAAGGAAACGTGCGTTCAAAATGGACAAGGGTCCAACTACTTCTCTTTCCTTAGTATCACAGGATGTTGAAGTCTAAATTAAATGATTTTCTAAACGGAACTGGAAAGGAGACCGATCCAGATAAGAAACGGTATGGAAGAGTTTCTAAAGGCGAAAACACAACACATAATGGAATGTCAGGGGGCGCTTGGTGTATTCAAGACGAAGATATACCCGAATTCTACAAACTCTATTGCGAATACTTGCGTGACAACGGTCCACTTCACATGACTGAGAAGAGCACACGAATTGGAGCAATGAGAATTGACTTGGACTTTATCTACGACGGAGAGAAGGATGATCATCTTCACACACAAGAACAAGTGGTTGCATTCACAACTGCTTATATGGCAGAAGTGAAGAAGTTCATCAAGGTTCCAGAGGCAGTTGAAATATTTGTGAGTGAGAAACCTAGACCTACCTATTACAAGGACAAGGACCGCTCTAAGTCAGGTCTTCACCTTGTCATTCCTTCAATTAAGACGAATCGTTTTGTAGAAGAGAGAATTCGAATGAACTTGGTGAACCGAATGCCTGAATTCTTTCCAGATCTACCTCTTGCAGAAGACTGGAGAAAGGTCTATGATCCATCACCATTGACTCATACAAATAACTGGACATTGCTTGGATCTAAGAAGAAAGAAGGAACACCTTATCAGATCAAGTATATCTTAGATTGGGATCCTGAATCTGGAGAAATGAGCATTGATAATGATGTTCCATTGATGACTACACCTGACCTGTTGAAGAAGATGACCGTTCGTTCTGCACCTTCTGAAGAGACACCCATGACTGAATATGCAACTGAAGAACTTAAACCACGTCTTCAAAATGCAGAGGATATGAAGATTTCTGGAGGCAATGCAGTTCAACCAACACGAGGACGTCAAGCAGTTCGTACAGATGTGAACTCTCGTGGTTCTTCACCAGACAATACAGCCTATCGTCAATCTTTGACTCCTGAGATTCTAGAATACTTAACTCGTCATGTATTCAATCTTGCAGAGTTCCGATACAAGGAATACAAGGACTGGATTGATGTGGGTATTTGCTTGAAGAACATTCATCCTGAATTGGAAAGCGTCTTCTTAGAGTTCAGTAAACAAGATCCAAGAGCAAATGACCGTGAAATCTCCGCAAAGTGGAACTCGTTCAGTTGGCGATCGGATGGTGCCCGTCTTGAATTGCGTAACCTTCTGAAATGGTCCAAGATGGACAACTTCAGTAAGTATGAAGAGATTGAGAGAACCAATGTTGACCGATTAGTGAAGGAAGCAGCAAATGCAGGAACAGAACATGATGTTGCTCAAGTTGTGTATGCAATGTTCAGAGACAGTTTTAAGTGTGCAAAGTATGGAAACAATACTTGGTATCGCTTTGATGGAAACAAATGGTGTGAGACCGATCATGGTGTAGCGCTTCTGAAACTGTTATCTGAAGATGTCCGTAAGCAGTTCAGAGAGGGTGAAAAGCAAATGATTCAGATGGCTGAAAATGCAGGTGCGTGTATTTGCGAAGGCAAAAACGTGAACCCTAACTGTGATTCTTGTAAATGTGACGCTGAAAAGATGAAATACATTGGTATGCAGATCAAGTTGAAGACTTGTAAGTTCACAGAGAACGTGATGAAGATGAGTCGTTTGCTGTTCTTGGACGAAGACTTTGGAAAGAAGTTGGATGAGAACAAACATCTGATTGCATTTGCGAATGGAGTGTTTGATACAACTACACTAGAGTTCCGTCAAGGTAGACCCGATGATTATATCAGTTTCTCAACCAAAATCAACTATGATCCAGAACGAGAACATACGACCTATGAATGCTGGGCAGAGATTGATAAGTTCCTTCACGATGTTCAACCTGATTCTACGGTTCGTAATTACCTAGTCCGTAGATTGGCAACGTGTTTGCGAGGTGGAAATGATGCCCAGAAATTCCACATTCTTACAGGTGATGGTTCCAACGGAAAATCCATGTTGACAAACTTGATGAGTCTTTCATTAGGAGACTATGCAGGTAAAGTTCCAATTTCACTTCTTACACAGGGTCGTGCAAAGTCTGCAGCAGCAGCACCTGAAGTTCTTCATATGAAAGGTCGTAGATTTGTAACCACTCAGGAACCCGATGAAGCAGTTCCACTCAACACAGGATTGATGAAGGAATTGGCATCGTGTGAGAAGATGGCATACCGTGGTCTCTACAAGGATATCACAGAGTTTGAAATGCAAGCTCAGTTGTTTCTGAGTTGCAATGAGAAACCTAAAGTGGGGGCAACCGATGGAGGTACGTGGCGTAGGTTGTGTGTCGTTCACTGGCCTTCTAAGTTCGTGGCAAATCCAACTGAACCCCATCACAAACCATTGGATGAAACCATTCAGCAAAAGGTCATGAGTGAAGAATGGGCAACCTGCTTTCTATCGTATTTGGTAGAACTCTATCGTGAAGGCAATGGATGGAGAAAACTGCCTGCTCCGGAGAAGGTTCTGGTCTACACCAATGAGTATCAGGAGGACTCGGACGCGATCGCCCGTTTCATCCGTGAGTATGTTACCCCACTTCCAGTAGGTGAGGTAGGAGAGAGTGTATCGACTTCAATGATTAATGGAGTGTTTCAGCAGTGGAAGAGAACCAATGAAATCACTAAGGGTTCCACTGCAGAACTTAAGAAGAGATTGGAAAGTACATATGGACCACACCCTAGGAACGGTTGGACTTCTTTCCGGTTCGATGTCGCTTAGAGTGGTAGCGTTTAGAACCTTTGCGACCATGACGGGTTCTGCGACGCGCTCCGATTGGTTGTGGAGTCGTAGTAGGGGGAGGAAGAGTTACAGCTTCGGGTTCAGTTGTTGACGCAGAGCTCCAAGTCCAAGGGTTATACCAAACCATTTGTTATACTATTAGTTTTTTATCTATTCGACACGCTTTGCACCGATACGGGACAAAACGTAAGTTCGGAGGAGTCCAATTGTGAAAATGACCAATATGAAGGAGACGACGAGGTTGACGAACGCAACTAAGACCTCACCGACCTTGAGTGTGATTCCACCCATGGAGAGAGTGAATGAACCAACACCCTTGCCTGCTGAGGCAGCGGGGGCGAGCATGGGGGTGAGAATGTCCTCTGAGAGAGATTTGAAGAACTCTCCAACAACACCTCCGAGGTAGAACGACGCAGTGAGAATGATAATATCACGAGTATCGAGCATTTTTATTAAGAACCACATACTTTATTTCGTAAAGACAATGGACACTCGCTTCTGGGGGCCGAGTGCATGGCAATTATTTCATTTGATTGCGTTTACTTCAAAACATCCCGACGACGTCCTGAATCAGATGAAGGATGTACTTCCATGCAAGTTTTGTAGAGAATCCACGACAGAATTTGTACATAAATACCCTCTTCGTGGCAATCCAGGTAAGTGGTTATACGACCTTCATAATAGAGTGAACAACAAGTTGAGAACTCAATGCAAAAACGACCCCGCGGTATTAGATCCTGGACCTGATCCAGACTTTGAAAAAGTTAAGGAACACTATCTTGCATTGAAACCTACTGCAGTTCCAGGTGGCGACTTTCTAGGATCCATTTCTGCAAACTATCCTGAAGAACCCGAATCGGAACAAATGGCAACACAAAGAACCTTTTTACATTCATTGAGTAAAGTCTACCCATTTCCTAAACTCCAAAAGGTATTTGAAACGTATTTACAAGAGAATGAACCTACGTTGGATTCACGAAAGTCTTATATGAAGTGGATGCATGGATTACTGAGCGTGTTGTCTCGTGAAACTGGAACATCCATGCCTAGTTTCAAAGGGTTTGCTCACCATCTTGCGTATTACAGGAGCGGTTGCTCCAAGAAGACGTATCATGGAAAAACGTGTCGTAAACTCTCTGGAGGTGGAAGAACAAAATCCAGAGACCATGCGAAGACGTTTAGGGTTTCTCATCATAAATTACTTTGATTTAGGTTTTGTGAACGCTTGAACAGTAAGACGTGCATGCTTTGCTGAATATACTTCGGGTCTTTTTTCACGGGGTCGTTTTTTACGTTCTTGTCGTGTTTTAGGTGGTTCGTCCATTTGAATCTATTACTTTGACGCACAGAAATCCGTTTTAATACATTCCATAACCCATTCCCTTCATTTCATCCATTCCACCCTTGCGTGACTTGCGAGTCTTGCGAGTTCGCTTGCGACCACCGACTGACGCTGGACTTAGGGGACCCGTGGACAAACTAGCGGAAGGTGTGACGTCACCACCACCGCTTTGCTTGTAGGTCTTCTTGGCCATCTTGAGGATGTCACCGAACTTCTTTCCCTTGTGAGCCTTCATTGTTTTCTTAACATGTGCCAACCACTTATTTGCCATTTTATTAAGAGGTGAAGAAGTTATTGTAGTCCCGCCGATTTTTCAACGAACCCCGGCGTGTCTCCAAACAGAATCCATTGACAACCATACGCAACTGCTACTTCAGGATTAATACCCTCTTTTCCAAACACAGGATCGGGCGTGACCAATGTAATTGAAGTTCTATTAAATGAAACGAGTTCAGAGTAGTCCTGTGGATGCACCGCTTGACCAAATGTCAGGCGACGTAGATTTGAATCCGTCCAAGATAGATTGACTAGGTCTCCTAATTCAGTGCCTTGAATTCCACCTGACACTATAATCAGTTTATCCGCAAGTAGTTCCAATTCCATACTTTGCAAGGTTGTATATTCAGTAGGCACTAAATGACGATGAACGGTTGTCTTCAAACACTCTGCTGCCTTGTTCAAGGTCACTGAGTTAGTCGTATGAGGAACAATAGAGATAATAAAGGGAAGACGATTAGGGAACGCTTGAATTAAAGCAACACAGATTGAATCGAATGTCCAGTAGTCATATGCATAATCATATCCTTGATTCAGAGGATTCTTAGAAACAATTGGAGTTCCATTCTCGTCTGCATAGAGATGAACTTCTAATAATCGTCTTCCAGACTGAATGACAGTAGACGCTTCTTCGTAGATACCTCCTCGCACAACGTAATCACATAATCGTTTTGGAATTGAAGGTAGTTTTACTTCTTCATCGGTTATTTCAGTCCACGCTACATATCCAAGAAGTCCAAAAAGAGAAAGGGCAAGTACAGTCTCCATATCTTTCTACTCGGATGTGTTTTTTGGAATTTTAAACAAGAGACCACGGAATCCATTGATTACGTCATCGGGAATTCGCTCTTTCATAGGAATTTCCATTAAACACGCTTGATGGAAATACAAACAATACATTCCACATTCAGAATCCTTGAATTGATGACGTGTTGCATTGAAGGTCATCTTCATAGGTTTAGATTTACCAGTAGCATCCCATTGAGACTTCCATCGTCGCATTAACTTTTTGATTTCAGGTTCTGGTTGGTGAGCATACGAATCAAAATAGGTGATGCGTGGATACTCTAATTGCGGACGAATGTCGCAGAACAGAGCAATCCAATGTTCACCTGGACCATCGTGTGGATCTGTATTAAAAACAATACCAATTTGGTCATATTTCTCTGACAGTTCTACAAGATTCATTGAACATAATGAACTCACAATGCATTCATTGGTTTCGGATTTCAAATCAAAGTCAATCGGAATACATCCTACAAAAAAGTATCTGGGAAACAAGTTTGTAAAGTTCTTTTCAACACGATCAATATCATCGGACGATAACCATTCATATCGGTTCACAGACCATTCTTTGGGTGCTTTAGGTCTTTTCATCAGCGATGTGACAATACATTCTGCAGATCCTGTTGCGCATTGGTCTTGAAGACGATGTTGAATATTGGTCCACATTTCTTCAGAAGTTCCTTTTGGAACTGGGGATTCTTTGGGATGTTCTTTGTTATACACTACACGGAGTCGTTCAATTTCTTCAAGATCCAACCAAGACATTCCTTATTTAAAATGGAATACTATTAAGTTAAGACAGACTACCTCATATCATGGAAGCACTTAAACCCATTCTCTCAGAGTATGCAGACATTACCCGTAAACTTAATGAAGTCAACGCTCGTGCCTCAGAACTTCGTGATGACCGTAGAACAGTTGAACTAGACTTGGCAGCATTATACGCTACTTCTCGTGAAGCCTTACCTGACAAGATTAATCTTGCGACTTCAGGTATGACTTTTGCTGTTAAATATCCAAATCAGTGGAAAAAAGGTTGGACGCTTTCTAAAAAGGAATTGAAAGCGTATCTAGATGAATTGATTCCTCAAAAAAGTGAAGAGTTGATGCTTGAAATTGTTAAACGACAAGAGGAGAAGATGGTGGAAAGTGATTACGGTTTTGAGCTTAAAGTTGCGACAAAGCGAGATTGAGAGTCATTCTTAAGACTTTCTTCAATCTCCTTTAGAGTTTGCTGAATCTCTGCGAGTTGTTGTTTAGCTTGGTCCAAACTTTGATGGGGAAGGAACCCTTTTTGGATACGCGAAATCGTGCACACCAACGAACCATTCGTGCTCAAGAGACGGGTAGCCAAGGTATGCAA